CTAAAACTTCAACTCTCCATTCGGCGTAGTATTCCACTCATGGCGGTTCAGTAGACTGTGGCTGCCATACTTCATCGCATCTCTATTGTCGGTTGGCTGAGCAGCACCGTATACCCCTGAATCCTCATAAATTTTTTGAGATTGCTGGCTTTGGCGTAATCGTTCTAACTGTTGCTGCTTCTTCAATTCGGCTTCGTGATTCGCCTTTATTGTCAGAACTCGCTGATAGTTATGCTCCAACGCTTCGGGTGTCAGTTCTGCGAGATTCATGGATTGACTGAGCTCAGTGATGAATTGGCGCTTTTGTGGGTCTTCGCCTGCCCATTTCTGCGCGGCATTTCCGACTTCACGATTGGATTGATTCTCACCTAATCGTCCATACACTTGATTAATCATCGATTTTCTTTCATCAAAGCGAGCATTAACCACGGAAATTTGCTCTGGTGTGGGATCCAACAAATCATTCAGCGCTTCAGTACGGTCTTTTTCAAGCTCTGTCACCGCCTCTCGCCACTGCTTATCCATTTCGGTGCGTGATTTTGTCTCTGCCACATTGAAAAGGTTGGCATAGTGCTCGTTGGTAAAAAACTGCTTAGCCATATGGATTTGGCCCGTCACGTCTTTCATTAACGCATCGAGCGGGATCACTTTTACAGCTTCTTGGCTACCTGCCAAACGGCTTTCGGTTACTGGCGCGGTTTTGGTCATGCCGTCCTCATAAGTGACTTTCAAACCGACCACCACGCCCGGCTGATCGCCTTCGCGATTTGGGTCAATATCGGCAACAAAATCATGACGCAGATACTCTTTATCCTTAATCACCTTACCCGATTCAGGATCTTTATCGCCAATCCCTTGCTTAACATTACGCTCAAGCAACACGCCCATCGATTTGGTGAATTGTGAGTCTTGGTAAGAAATAGAGCCATCAAGCACTTTAGGCATAGTCGATTCGACATCAAAGGCCGCCTGTACCACACGAGGTGTATAACGGCGCGGGTCGTAAGCACTGCCCTTAATGTGTTCCTGCTCAAACAAGGGATCAAGTTCTCCGGTTTCCATGTAACGTTTGAGGCCAGATTGAATTAGCGGCAAATTCTCCTGCATGTAAGCCATTTTCTTTTGCTGATTGAGCTGGTATTGGCTCAATGCTTTTGCACTTTTCTGCGCATCAACCTGTACATCAAGTAGTCGATCACGCTGGATGCGATCCTCATTTTCTCGTTTAAGGCTATCTTGATAACGTTTATCGGCTTTTTCCGTTTCAGCCTGACGAAATGCCTTCTCGTCTTGATAACGTTGCTCGTTTTTGGCTTCAATCTGAGAGAGTCTAGACCGCTCATCTTGATAGCGAGCCTCGTTACGCTCATCCAATTTCGCTTGGCGTTCATTATCCGCTTTGCGCTGGTAGTAACCTTCTGCGACCTGAAATCCGCGGATTGCACCATCAATAGCGCTGCGTGTATCTAACTGCATTAGAAAAGCTCCCCTAAAATCAAACCTGCTGCCGCACCCATCGCCGCGCCCATGGGTCCACCCACACTACCCGCTTGCATGCCCGCCATCATGCCCATACCAGCCCCAGTGGTGACACTGGATAAACGCTTGGTACGCTGCGCCTCTTTGAGGCTTTGATTGGTTTGATTACGCTGCTCTTCACGTTGCGCCGATTCTTGCATACCTGCCAATGCACGTTTGCGGGTATCTGCACCTAAATTCAATAAACTGTATGCCATGATTACCCCACTTTAAGCTGTGATAATTTCCCCTTTGCGCCACCACTGAGCACGCTCATCGCACGTTCTTGCTCGTTCTCACGCAAACTGTTCTTGGCCGTCACCTGCGCCAGAGAGAGCTTGGCGTCATCGTTAGAATTGGTGTCTACCCCAACCCCAAAACGTGCCATTTGGTTAACATTCGCAAGACGCGCACTCTGTTGCGCGCTCGAAAAATTGGCTCCCACGCGGCCAAGTTGCTGTGTCAGTAACTCGCCATTTTGTGTTTGTCCTAAAAGCTGTTTTTGCTGCGGATAAAATCGCTCTAACCAGTCTTGATACATGGCATGAGTGATATTCGCGTAGTTATTGGCCGCCGAACCTGAAACATTAACGCTCATCACTTACCCTCTGTTGAGTACATAGTTCTGATCCATGCCCGCTTGACCTTTCAGCGTCTTAGTATCGACATTGACAAAGCTCGTATCTGGCTTGGCACGGTTCATGTACATACTGGTTCCAATCCCAGCCAACGTCCCTACAGCCTGAGCATTCGCGCTACGTCGGTTAAACGCTGTGGCGGCATCGCTTGTGGCTTTTTTCAAAGAGAGCCGCGCGGTCTCTTCCATCCCAGCCAAGCCTTCGGCTTTCTGACCAGCACCGAGAGCGACGATATCTTGCTTACCCACCACATACTTGTCCAGCTCATTGACTTGAGCGCGGTTTACGGTATCGCCCTGAGCGAGAGTTTGGTCTGTCGCCAGACGGCTTAACGTTGCTTTAAATGTTCCGGAGCTCGGATCAACACCGGAGGCCACAAGATTCTCGGTGGCCGCCTCTCGCGCTTTGCCGTACTCGCTTTGATAATTTAAATCTGCCGCCTGTTTCACGTCGGCCATATTGGCCTCTGAGTTAAGGTTGTTCACTCGCCGTATGAAGATATCTTCAAACGCTTTGAGCTCTGTGTTGTATAAGTTCCACTCTTTCACCGCAACTTGGGAAGCGGCGATTTCCGCCGCGGTTTCCTGAACGCGGCCATCTTTTTTCCCACCCATTAGATCTCCTTGCACCAAGTCTCAACATCACCGGTTTCGATACAACAAAACCCACCGTCAATAAGGCTTACTTGCAAAGCTTTCACGGCAGTATTCAGTAGTAACCTCTTGGCCTTTACCCGCTTAGCCAACTGCTCTACGGTCGGTAAATGGCGCTTAAACGCACCTTTTCTATTGCTCCAAGCAAACAGTACCCATACCTGCATTTCACCATTGTCCAAACTGGGCTCAAGGACGAAGAATCCCTCCTCCACCAAAAACAGCGAAGCCCTACCATTGAGTAGGGCTTCATCCACTTGTTTGGCGAACCAGTGCTGGTTGCGCTCCTCGGTCTGTTCCATCAACGGCAATACTCGAGAACGCCACGATTCGTAAGACAGTTTATAAAGACTCATCGACAAACCATGCAGGTCTCAATGGGCGAGACTCTTCACGTAAATCGTAACGTCGCACCGCTTCGCGATAGGCCAACATTTCAGCAAGTTTTGGCGATGTCACTAACCGCTCTCCTTGATAGGTCGCCGTTGGCAACTCCATAAAATCGGTAGCCGCAAGTTCAGCGCGCGCCCAAGCCCTTTCATTGACCTCATGACCGTCAAGCCACGTTTGCCGCAGTGCCAATCGCTCATAATAAAGTTCATCGGAGATGTTTCCGGCATCATAAGCCGCCTTGAACGTGTGCCAGTCGGTCACTTCGCCTTGGAAGTAAAAGCGATATGGCTCTTTTTCAGTTGTCACCATCATGCCATCACCTTGGGTCAATACTGTTATTGATAGAGGCCGACATGTTGACGATCACCGCACCATCGTGCAGCGATGTTAAACGCAGCCGAAAGCGTAAAGATTGAGAGGCAGAGTAAGTCCAGCCCGAACCCAACAGCGAACGACGACTCGCAATGTGCGCCTCTTCGACAGCATAACCGTTGCTTCCTCCTCGATAATAAGTCAGCGCAAAATTCACCCCAGCCACATTTACGGTTGTACCTACCGCATTGGCGGTATCGGTTCCGACAATCCTTGCCTCGGCAACGACTCCACCACTGAGATTGATGGCCTGTACAAAGATTTGTAAAAAACCAGAGCCCCCCACTCTTGGCCGCCTCACCGTAAAGTTAAATACTCCATCCGGAATAGTGCGGTAACGTGCTCGGTTCATAGTGTTAATGGACACATCCCCTGCCGGGAAAAAATCCACCGGAGCGGTCGCGCCATCACTGTAGTAGCTGGTTTCCGGCAAGGTCACACGAACCGATTCAGAGGTGACCACTAACCCGCCCCCTAACGCAGAAGGGTAAGAGAGGCTGGTCGTCGCGTTATCCCCAAATGTGGTATAGAGCACTACCGATTGATAAAAGGTGCTGGCGATAATTGTCGCCCCTTTGATCACACCACCATTAATGGTGGTCCCTTCGATGTTGCCACGAAAATAACCATTATTGGCCTGTAAATTGTTGGTTTGTAAGAGGCCGTTTGAGTGAATAAAGGTGTGATAGCCGTTATAAGGACCACCCGCACCGAATCCTGAGTCACCACCTCGCAATTGACCGGTATGAATAACAGGCGAAGCGATTTCGATTCCCACCTTCACTTCATCGGCCACAATGGTTTGTGCTTGCAGGATCTGAATAGTCGCTTTTTCAATGATCGCTTTGGGGATCACGACTGCGCCATTATCAATCGCGAACGTTGGCACTAAGGTTTCGGGCTTATTGGGATCGTAGACAAAGAATTGACTGGCACTGACTGCCACTTGGCTGGTGCCATCGCTCTTCGCAATCAAACCAATCCCAGCGCTAATCTCGCCCGCTTGCGCTTTCGCCCCCCACATTGCCTTAAATGCCACGCTCCCATCTTGATTGATGGTCGCTATCGCTTGGGCATTGGTTTGCGCGGCGGCCTTGGCGTTACCTGCGTTGGCCTCAACCGTATTCACTCGCTCGGCTAATGCTTGATCTGCATTTGCAAACACCGTCGAGACATCAAGAAGTTTCGCTTCATTCAACGCGGCTTGCGCCTCATCTCTTGCCAGTGAAGATGCATGAAGCTGAGTCACTTGAGCCGCGAAGGTTTCTGTCGCACTTTTCAATTGGCGCTGGATTTGCGCGATCAGCTCTCCAGAAGCCGCCAGCTCACTATCCAGTTGTTCCAGCAAAGTCTGTGGCGCTTTAGCGCTTATCTCTTGTTGCAAGAGTTGAATAAGCTCGGATTGTTTTAGCTGCTCGGCCAGCTCATCAATCACTTGACCAATGTTTTGCGAGGTTTCACCCAGTATCCCGTTTACGCCATGGTAAGGTCCCGCAAAATTCTTCGTATTGATGAAGCGAACCCAGTAATAGAATCGGCTCCCTGCGTTGACCACATCAGAAAACACATTAGCCGGCGTTGTCGCCACGACTACCGCTTGAGAAAAGTCATTGTGATTTGCCCGCCATACTTCAGCGTATGCAAATCCTCTAAATTGTGGCGTATCCCATTGCATTAAGATGGCAGTAAACCCACCAAAGGCTTGCACGTGGTGGGGTGCATGCGGGACTTGAACCAAACTCGATGAAGGTTCGCTACTTTGATTCACATTCGATTGCGCGTTTTTCGCATTGAGCGTAACCACCTCTTTTTCGGTCACCGCTCGGTAACGACCATCGCCACGTTGCCCAGTTAAAATTTCGACGTTTTCGTACAACGCCTCCAGTGAACGTCCTGCCCGAAAAGGCGATCGCTTTGCCATCAGTACAACTCCGAGAGGCTATCTGCCATGACAATCCGCTCGACCTGACTGGTCCCTTCTACCTTGATTTGCCATCGGCTGCCGCGTACTGCTGGCAACCGAAATGGCGCGTGAGTGAGCTCGCCCTGTTCCAGCTTGAAAATCGCCTCACCATCGACGATAACCGTTACCCTTAAACGTTCAGGCGCTTTCGCTTCAAGGCGAGCGCAAGTCAAAAAGGCATGCTGAGGAATAAGAAAAGCTTTGGTTTGCCATGTCATGGCGACCGGTTGATGACCTCGTTGCCAAGCGTTAAGCGTATTGCCCTTGGCAATGAACAACGTATCGTCATGCAAATAGTGAAATGCACTATCCCATGTATTCGATAAACGTGTCAGGCTGTGCGTACTTGGGTCAAAAATAAACGCTCCGCCTTGGTATTGAGCGATATATTGACCTTCAGCAACCCACGCTTTGATCGTCGTTGGCATGAAATTCTGCCAACTCTCTCTATCCATAATGCCTTCGGTGATGACAGTCGCACTCGTTCCCGAAATCGCGACTAGGCCATCCGGCGAGGCATACATCGCCATCCCGTTTATAACGACCAAGGAGGGGGCACTCACACACGCTTGCTCAACATTAAGGCGCATGCTGGTAACCATACTCGGTGTGACACCAGAAAAGAGGTACGGTTTGCCTTTAGTGACCACAACCAGTGACGTTTCAATCGGAGCGATGGCCACAATATCGTCATCCGTAACACCACGATGACTCTTACTCCACGCATAGGGCAAATAGGCTTCAGAGAACATCACCTCGTTACCCGCAAAGCCGGCGCAAATACCATTCGCCATTGTGCACAGTCCCTGCATATTGGCATCGGGCATATCGTAGTCCCATGTTTCAAGCGGTGGTCCATTGACCTTGCGTGCCGAATCTAAGTACTCGGTTTGGCTGATGGGAAGCTCAGCGACCAGTAAATAATCCCCAACTCCGCTTGCAGATACCGAACGATACAAGCGAGTGTGAGTAATATTGTGTGTGTTGACAGACATTGGCGCGAGTTGCACCGTCACCGTCGAGCCGGGTTTCTCAATCAATACGGGGACACTCGGCAAACCCGGTGCCCCTTCTTCCCCAAAGCGTGTCACGTAGGTTTGAATGTAGAGCCTGTCTTCATCATCGTAGGCGGGTAACTCGCCCTCAGGGGGATTGTCGCCGGTCGTCGCATCGACCTTAATCACAACGGGCTTACCCATAGGTCTTGGCACACCTAAGTCATACCACGCGGCTGGCATTTGACCTTGTGTAACCGCAATATCTTGTGCGGTCACCTTGGGTTTACCTTGCCCTGTCCAATAGACTCGTTGATAAGCATCTTGCGCCATCGGATTAGCAATCACACTCACGCGTTGAGTGAAGGTAAACCAATGTGAGTGTGCATAATAAAACAGCGTGACTGGTGACAGAGTCGCCAAGGTGCCATGCTCTTGATCTGAGCGCATCGGCGCAACCACGCCACGCTCATAAGTGCAGTCAAACGCCAGAGAAGCCGCTTCGTTTGGCAATAGATGAGACTCAAGGCGAGGTATTTCACCTTTCATTGTCGAGATCTCAATACGCATACGCTCCCCTTAAAAAACAAACCCTACGGCCACAGACCGCATCGAAAAGTGACTCAATCTCTCTTTCTGCATTAACTGCCGCCGGTCCAGTTCGCCAGCTCATTCAGACTCACCTTGTATTCCACCGAATAACGAAACCATGGCGAAACGCCTTGACCCGCTAAATTCATAAATCTGACGACCAACCCATTACTGATCGGCTGCACAAAATAAGGTAAGCAAGGCTCTTCAGGGATGATCTGCGGCGCGAATGGCTCAGCCAGTAAAGTCGACCCAGAAAAGGGAAAGTAAAGGTTAAAATCATTGGAGGTTTGGTTTTGGTGCCGGCCATGGCTTCTCACCACTCCATCGCTGTACACCTCAACAACTCGCCAAGCACCACTGACGCCTGCGATGTTTTCTGCAAAGACTCTTTTCAGTAATCGGCGGCTCGACTCTTTACCCACCCAGAGGTACTCAAATTCAATCACCGAAAAACTGAGGCCACTGGCCGTTTCCGCCCTGAGTTTGCGCCCCTCTCCAAACACATAACTTGGGTAACATTGTAAAACGCCCTGCCAACCTATCCCCGTACCAGCACTGACATACACAGGTCTTGGCAGCGTACCTTCTGCCCCCAAGGCAGGCAGATAAAGCTTATTACCCCCCATTTTCAGGGTGCATCCCGAAGTACTGGGCTGGGCAAATGAGGCGCAAACAGGTCGCCAATACTGGGAAACATCTAGCTCGTTTTCGGTCAGTTCCAAGGCAAACGCGAAGAACGCCATATCAAAGAAGGCAAAACTGTTGCCCTCATTCGAGCTGCATTCCAAGCGATTACGATGAACTTTGAGTAATCGCCCCAAAGCTGCACGAGCAATACTGTGGGTACCTAGACGAACTTTGCCGCGGTTATTGGAGAGATCGATGGACCAAGCCCCACCGATTCTCAATTCGGCCACCAACACGCGATTCACCTCATCCCACTGGTTATTCGCTATCTCTAGCGACCACTCATCCACCACGCTGTGACTCACACTGACCAATCCATCACCAAGAAAGTTATTCAGTTGGCATCCATCCACGCGAATATTGGGATGCATTGAGGCCGTGACCGAAGGATTGGCGTGTGCACGCAGCAATCGAGCTTGAGGATTTAACGACGTGAGCTTCGCACCTAAAATAGCTACTGAGCCGTAGTTAACCACTCTTTCCCCACTGGGAGAGTCGAGGGTTTCCAGATAACAGGCGTTCCCAGAGGGGCAGCTCAATACAAAGCTGCCCCCGCGAATTTGGATATTGCCGTAAGGAATAGGTTGTCCCGTCACAAAGGTGGAAGCGTTTGGGTAAGCGGCAATCAGCATTTCTGCTGTCCCAGAGCAGTTGACTATCTCTACATTGCCCCCACCCTGTACCTCGACAATTTTTGACGCATCATCAAATAAGCAGCCGATGAGCAGACTGGGTTTGCCTTTGACCAAATTTCTTTGTGTGAACTTCACCGAGCCAATGCGCCGCAGCACACAGCCACTGAAAATCACACTCTGCGCACCCGTGTTATTGGTAGTTACCTGCGTACAATCTTCAAAGACGCAACCAATCAACTGAACCCCATCGGTTCGCGACTCTAAAGCGCCCTCCACCGTATGGCTAGAGAGAGACGCGGCCAGTCGAATTGCGGCATCCCCCACTTTTTTAAACTGACAGCCGATAAACGCCGTATTGGTGGCCCGACGAATATATACCCCTTGCTTACCCCACTGCGGATTGCTGTCCTCTCGCTCACCTGTCAAGGAAAGACCAATAAAAGTGACTCCGTCGACTTGGGTATCTGCGCGACCAACCCAAAATGGGTATTCGGTCGCGCCAAGCGTTCGAGTCAGGGCTCCACCAATCACTTTGACCTGATTTTTGTCGATGATGAGTGCAGAACTCGGCGCAACCATCGGCCTATCCAGATAAATGATTGAGCCGTGGGTCACCTGCTTATTGAGCCTATCGAGTCCTCGATAGACCGAGACAGGATCATTGGGATCTGTCACAAACTGGCTGGCATACAGCGTTTGCGTACCGATTTGCACAAAGCAACCTTGACCCACACCCGACCAACTTAAAAATGTGTTTACCGTCTGCTCTTCGCCATCCCAAGCTTTTAGTGCATCCAGTGCTATGACCTCTGCGCCATTATGCTCCGAGAAATCTCGCTCACTATCGAACACAAAGAAGCCGCCGCCGGCATAACTCCCCGCGTAAAACCCCGCGACAGAAAACTGTTTCCCGTCAGTCAGCTCATAGGTCGGCAGCGCTTTTAAATGCGAAACATGAATCACCGCAATCTGCGTCGCCGCTTCAGAGCGGTCGGCATGCAGTGCAGAGCGAGAGGCTTGTTCGGTGGCAATGTACGCCGATAGCGCCGCTTCTCTTGCTTTCGCCGTCGTAGTGATAGCATTCTCAGCCACTTGCAGCGCTTTCGCGTTGACGTTACTACTGAGCACATGGGCACTCGAATCCACACCAAAGAGCGCTTGAGTGTATAGATCCACCAGCTCTGCGGTGGATTTCTCGAGCGCATCAATCGTTTTCACCAGTGCTTCCATCGACGGCGAACTCATTAACGTGCCCCTTCACTGCTCTGGATCATCTGCGCCTTAGCATTATCGGTGGCCGTCTTATCGCCCAACGCGGTGGCAAAGGCTTGTAAATGCAACTGAGCTTTTTGGCCTTCCGCGGGATTTTGCGAATCTTTGTTATAGGCTCGGTACATCACAAAATCCGACACTACCCCTAAATAGATCTCAGGCAGTGGAAAGACATCGCTTTCGCTCGCCACTTGTAACGTCCGTGAGTAAACCAGCTCCACATTGACTGGTGCTTGAGGCGACGGGTATAAAAACAGGGTGGTTTCATCGAGCTCATTACGCGTCCAACAAACAGGTACCCCTGCGGTTTTACGCCACTCTGGATAGAGTTGATTGAGTTTATGAATATTCACAAACTGCGCCGCCTGTTGATTGATGTGGTTGACCGCCAAAATTTGATAGGCATCCGCCGGTAGACTGACCTGATAAGAACTTGATTCGATCATCGCCGTTGTTCGAGATAAATCAGGCCGGCGAATCACCATGGCTGAAATGGCATCATTCACAAAGTCCATCAACTCTGGGCGCGACCAACGCACATGTCGAACGTCGATGAGATCGCGCGCAACGCGATCAATAAGCCCTTTAATGGTGACGCTCATCAGAAGAACTCCCGTTGACGTACCGGATTGGTAAAGACCTGTTGTTGACCCGTTTCTAAGCCAAAACGCTTAGCGCAGCGGATCGCCTCAACAAACCACGTTCGATACTCACGACCCAGCGATGGATTGTGCCAATCACTATCGGGTTGCAACATCAGACAATGGGCTGCGCCATAACAGATCGCTTGGCCATACTCATCCCAAAGCACTTTGGGTAAAGTCTGTGAGTCACGTTGCGGCTCTATCGCACAGTGGATGAAAAGATCTTTCCCCTCCCTTAGAAAGCGCAGCTCATCACGACTGGTTTGCAGATAATCAATACCTTTGATTAATGCCGAGCCTTTATCATCCACCACCGCCATCAACTCAGCGGTGGTGTACCGACCAACACTCGGTGAATTCAACTCAGAGCTACCCACAATCGCGACTACTTGGTGCGCACTAACCCTGTCGATTGTTCTCGTGTAACGCACAAGAGCACTTTCTCGGCAAAACTCTTGCCCAGCTTGCAGCAAAGCACTGTGCAGTAATGGCGCAAGTGCGACATTGACCAATTGCCGAAGGGTAGGCACAAACTGTTCGATAGCGACGGTTTCCATAATCACTCCGCGAGGTTTGCCGGTTCACTCTCTTCACTCATGCGACGCAGATAATCGCGCACTCGTACTCGAAACTCTGTCACCTCTTCCTGCGCGCCTTTGGGGGCAATATCTAGCTCATTAGCAGCGATCAGCGTCTTTAACTTGGCTGAGTTGAGCTTATCGAGATCCAACTCCTCACCATTTAGCATGACAACCATGGAAGCCGCTTTTTCTTCTGCCTCCTGCATTGCTTCTTGCGCTGCCCGTTGATGAGCGATCGCTTGGGCCTTTTCATCAAGAAGCTTCAGATGATCCTCTAACTTCTCTTCCGTTATCCATACGCTCGGAAAATCCAGTAGTTGATAAGCCAAATCTTGTTCAACCAACACCGGCTTATGGCGCGGAAACACCAGCCTAGAGCCAGCGACCGTGTCTTTTTTCTTTGGCTTAGGCCCGATATAGACCACAGCAATTTTATGCGTCATCACTCTCTCCCAAAAATCAAAGGAGGCTCTTGGCCTCCCTCTCTACAGTGGCTGGGCTTAATACCCAACGTTGACGTACTCCGGCAAGATGAGAAGCTCGCCTGTGGCGACACCACCTTTAATGGTGACGTTCAGGATACCCTTATCTTTGAGGTACACGGGCTTGATCGGGATCTGCTTCGCGACTTTATTGGCGACCGCTTCCCCAATCGCTAGGGCGATATCGTTGACTTTGATATCGACGCTGACCGAGGCTCCAAGCCCATTGGTCACCAGACGTACCCCCGTCAGCTTTAAGCCAATCGGCAGCTCCAAGACGGCAAATATCGTGTCGATTGGCGTGTTTTTGGCACTGAGTTTTCCTTCTTCAAGTGATAAATTGCCATGCGCCCCAACGTAGACACGGTTGTTAAAAGTTTCACTTTGTCGATGAGTCATTCACGTTTACTCCACTACAGGTTCACAGCCGTATCGAGCGCAATCACCCCGTGATCGTTGACGCGCCCCGTTTTGTCTTTAAAGCGAATTTTCTTGGAGCCATTCATCCAATACACCGTGACTTCGGTACGGTTACCCGCATCCACATCTTCTTCGTGATAACGGAAGGATTGACCACCTTGCGTTTTTCCCCACGCGTATGCCAACGCCTGCCCGCCGAGTAACATGGCGCGATCTATGGTGGTGGCCGCATTGACTTGACGCACACTGGCTGCTTTATCGTTATTGGAAATCGAGACAACAGAACCAGGATTAAAACGGATCGGCATGCCTTTGTATTTGCGTACCAAGATATTGCCCCGCATCAGACAGTCGCCACGAAACACCGGATGATTAAAGTTACGCGAGCGGGAAATCGCATTCGCAGTGAGGTTTTGCCAATCTTTACCTGAGGTTGAGGTATAGAAGTCACTCCATTGACGTGGGGTAACACTCAGTAAATAGAAGGGCTCATCACCCGCCATCTTGTCGTCATTAAAACGGATTGGCTGCAGTGGATGAGGCATCTCTTCAAGGTAGAGACCGATATTATCCAATGTTTCAATCGAGAAAATATCCGCCGCATCTAGCCCTTCAAAGGAGGTCGCATCGCCCCCAAAGAAGTGGCGATCATACGTTGGCGGCAAGACATCATTGACCATGATCTCGGCAAACTCAGTATCACTTTCTAAAGGCACAATGATGTCATCGGTCGCATAATCCCCCCGCGCTCCGGCAAGGTGCACTGTCGTAACCTGATCTTGCAGCGTATTCACGTAATCCGGCAGTAAAGCTCGAGTGAGTTTACGCAGTGGATGGCGAGTCTTTTGCTGCGTCATCTTACCGCCAGAATCCACTTGATGGCGGCCTTGGTTGATTTTCAGTGAGAAGTCCGCGAACTCTAAACTTTCACCTCGTCCGGCAATTCGGCGATCGCCCATGGTCGGTTTTTTCGTCAAACCATGCACAATCTGCATTTCTACCTCATCCCCTGCCGATTTACTTAAGTCGGCGCAGCGGACAATCGGAGCATGAGGTGAGGTTTGCTCATTGCCTTTTTTATTACTGGTCACACTCTGCGGCGCATCTTCGGTCAACATATTGGTAAACGAGCGATTGCGCAGGGTCGCTTTGAACAGCGCCGTTTCCTGTAACTTCACGCCGTCAGTAATGGTTGTCATACTTTCACTCCAATAAAAAAGCCCCAGCGTGTCAGCTGAGGCTTAGTGTTTGAAAAACGGGTTTAGAATCCAGCGTTATAAAGCAGTTGCTCGATTTGCGCTTCACTGAGAGAGTCAAACAATTTACCCAACTCTTCGTGATTAGCACTCTGTACCCGGTTCATCAGATCGGAATCCCCCGTGCGATGAGTATTGCCAAGCTCACTCGGTGACGCAGGCAAAGCGTTTTTCGCTTTACGGCTTGCTTCTTGCGCCGCGCTCAGAGCCTCTTGGGCTGACAATTTAGGTTCATCACCAAACGCCAGTCGTACCCGCTTACTGACCTCTTCAAATCGCTCGGCGTAGCTTCGATTCGACCATTCTGAACTTGAAGCCAAATGGTCATCAATTTGCTGCGCGGCATTCCAACGCGCCCCACCTTCACTCATCCACGACTGCAGATCCGCGTTTGCTTGTAGCGCCGTCGTCAACTCAGCGTTGTCGACTGGCGCGGCGCTTTCAGTCTCCGGTGATGTGGTCGAGGCCGCCACCGTGCCGCTAGAAACCAACGCCTCAATTTTGTTATTCATAGCCAAAAAGAAAGGGGCGAGCTCGGGGTAATCCTCCTGTAACGCAGCAAGTTTTTTTTCATCAATGGTGACATCTTCAGGTAAGTCAGCCGGCGCAACGCCCAATTCCTCGAGTTGTTTGTTACGCACATCAATCATGCGCTGCGCTTTTTCAAGCTGCGCTGAATGCGCTTTTAACTCTTCAAGCTCTTGGCGAAGCTGAGCTTTTTCTTGCCGCTCTCGCTCGAGCACCTCCATCGGGATAATGTGCTTTTGGTCTTTGGCGAGAATACCGTCTGGCTTTGCGTTAGGCTCTGCAGTTGGCGAGGCTGCATCGGTATCGCCGTCTAAACCTTCCACACTTTGCGATTGTGAAGAGGGAGCAAGGCGCTCGTCAGCGCCTTGCTCCTTTTCGACAGTTGGGCGACTTTCTTCCGCTTCCATCGATTCCAGCAAAGCTTCCAGCTCTTCCAATGTTTCATTACCAGTGACGGCAATCGTGTCTTGATGGGTATTCATGGTGACTCCTTTGATTAGACGTGTCGCTGTCTGTGCGGTTAAGCGCTCTCGAAAAAACGCTTAGCGACAAAAACAACAAAGCCGAGCACTAGGCTCGGCATTGAATCTTCATGGGGACTATTGCTCGCTGGACTCGAAATGCTGGCAAACCTGCATGGCGGCAGCGTAATCACAGATCATGCAGGCGTGATTTTGTGTGGCCAGTGCGGTGATAATGGCGCTCGCTTCCAGTTCGACTACTTGGCTCGCCTGACTCATCAACGCCTCTTTTTCTGTATTCAAAAACACCGCCAGCTTATAGCTCTGAACCTCAACCGCATCAGGAAATCGGGCTTTAAAGTACATTTGCCACTCGGACATCGAAAGAAAAGCATACATCTGATAGAGGCTCACACCCGTCTCCACATCGCTTTGGTATGGTTGATAATGGTCAGCGAATTGCCGTTATCTGGCTGGCTTCTTTGAATGGCACTCTCTTTCTGATCCAAGGGATACACAGCCCCTTGAATGATGAGCTCGCGGATCTGCCCTCTTGTGAAAAGTGAGGTGGTCCAAGAGCGCATCATACGAGTGACGGTGAGCGGCGTTTGAATACCTTCACGGCTGACTTTCCATTCGCCATCAACCCCAATGGAGGCCACTGACCCCACCCGTTTCAGCCGGTAATGGTGAGGCTGAGACGCATCAAACTGATTGGTCAACCAAGAGACAATTGCGCCACCGATATAGCACTGGATCCCACTGCCACCTTGAAGCAATCGAAAGAAATTATCGACCGTCTCTCCAGAAAAGAGCGCTTGAAAACTGTCGTTTCTTAACCCTTCGGCCTCAATAGAAATATCAAAATCACCAGTGAAAACCATAGGATTATTCAATACGGCATATTGCGTTAAACCATCAAAATATGGGGCGTAGCGTTCGCGGCTCACCAAGACTCGGCGTACCCAAAGTGGCTGTTGATCGACCATGCTTACACCAAGGAAAAGAGGGCATTATTTGGAACAAGGTACCCGCTACGCAAGATCACCAGCTCATAGTGACCTGTCGCAGTAAAGGTTTGTGCGGTGATCCGCTCACCATCAAGCTCATATTGCAGTTCGACGGAGCCACCCACCTCAGCTTTTACCAATAACGAACGAAACGGCTTGGATTTATCCACCAAGACTGTGAGTTCATGCGCGATACTTTTCATCAATTCTCCCGCTTACAACGACTCTAATTCCGCTTTAAATGCGGCAAGCTTTTCTGCCGAAGCTCGGTCAAGGCAAAGTCCGCCATCAGCGAGCTCAATCACGGTCAGGTTGGTTGGCCACATCGGCGAAGGTTTTCTCACTGCGCTGCACGAGACCACCATTAGCAATATGCTCACTAGGAGAATCGGTTGCCGCTTGTTTACGCAACCGATTAATCGAATCCAAAATCGCATTCACTAGCCTCATCAAAAGGGATAACCACTCGTTCATGGTGTTACTCGATACATTCCATCACTTCACACACCGCCTGTGACACCAGCGACTGAAACTCCGGCGATATCTGGTAGCCCAATGAAAGCATCAGTGCCGCCAATAACGCCACCAACGCTCGGATCACTTTGCGGCTTTTCAAAATAAGACCTAGCTTATCCATAAGTTCCCCTTAAAGGTCATTGTCCACTGCGGCGAACAGCAAGCACTGCGCGACTCGATGCATCCACCCTCGTCCGTATTCGTTGAAGGTCGATACTTTGGTGTAAAACGTGATGCGATAGGCGATGTAGCGCATCAATAAATCATTGAGATCCATCGTTTGTGTCGCTAAAAGCGTCTTCGGACCGATAATGCCGTCAGGCTTTTCACCCACTGCGTTTTGCAGCATTTTTACGGCACGATGCCAACCATGCTGCACCGCAGCATCAAAGAGTTGGTATTGCATCGCCGGACGAAAACGCGCCATACCGAGTGCTTGCCACCAATCCTCGAAGTAAATCGCCTTCACCTGCTCGTAAGAGAGGTTTTTGATATCAAGATGTGGGTAAGTCATCGCGGCAATACCACGATTGGTGCCCTTAAGCTCACCAACGCCGACACGTCCTCCAGTCCAGTTGCCACGATCTTTGGGGTCACATTGAAAGCCACCTTCGTGGGGCATGAGACGTTCGAACACCACATCAAACATGACGTTGCTCCAATAAAAAGCCCCCACATCCAACCAAGCATGTGAGGGCATTACAAAGCATTTTGCGTTTAAGGCTGATTTGAGATAGAGCTAATAAATTTGCGCTCAAAAATGGCAAGGATCCGCGAGCCAGCGTAACCACTGATACCACAAGCAAACCCCGCCAATTCTTGCGGCCATTCAAAGTACATCGCGGCCAAAGCACACAATGCGCCCGAAAATCCAGAGACGATGATTTGCATCAGCGCTTCAACCCAACGAAAGGGACGATTTTTTTTGCGAATATCGATGATATAAGTCACCAGCCCTCCCCAAATCGCCATCAGCGCAAGGCCTATGGATTGGAGTTGGGTCCAGCTCTCCGGCTCTTTCAATGGCATCTCAACTCCCGACAGCCAATAAAAAACCCCGCCAATGGCGGGGTCCAGAAACAAAAAAAGCCGCCCGGAGGCAGCTTTGGTATTGTTGGAAAATCTACCGCAAGTTGGTTGGAAATTCAATAGGCGAAGTTGTAGGTTCTAATGAGGAAGTAAAACTACCGAATCTCACTCGAATCAATTGACTACGCTTTACGGCATTTTTAAATCATTCCAAAATATTGTCCCGCCTTACAAATAGATGCTGTCTAGTAACCCCAAAAAATTATTCAACACAAGAGTCGAAGAATAATTATATTGCATGTATAACTAAATTTTTGACACCGATAACAAACAGATGGAACTACAACATGTACCATATGCCTGTATTTATCTTTAAGGAGTTTAATATGGGTGGCTCTGGTGGCGGTTTTTCCCCCTCAGGAAGTAATTCTGACTGTAGAACATTACAATTTAACGCTAATGTAAATTCACCTCAGACAGCAATATCTCAACTCAAATCAGGAGATATATTGGAAATAGTTCTCTTACACAGAGTTGTAACAGTCATGTATAATGGTAATCCAATTGGATCAATCACAGGACCAAGACTTCAACGGATTGTTTCATGTATACAAAACGGATATAACTATATCGCAGAAGTGAATTACATAAACGGCGGAACCTGCAACGTAACGGTAAAATGTAATGACTAATAATATTAATATAGTCGGTGGAGCATACTTTGAAGAGTGTTGCTATCCTCGTAGACAATTATTTAGAGGTAGCGGGGTAAGAGCTGCTGTTTTATTGAATGACTTAGGCTGTGCTATTAAATTAAATACCGCTTGCGGCGATTTTGCATGTGAATTTAAGGATTTATCTGATCATTTAGGGTTTCAGTTATCATTCGTACCAAAAGATAAGGATATATCATTCAGATATCAGCACCCACTAGCGATCCCTAATATTATAAACATACCAAATCAACCTATCATCTATAGAGAAACAATTCAATCCGAGTTAGCGTTAGTATTCGGAATGCTTGAAGGTCGTCCAAAAGTAAATGCCAACAAAGTCGTTTATGACCCTCAAGATGGCATTAATTCAACCCACTTTTCAAGTAACGGTTCAGTCGCAAATGAACTCGCTATAGTCGTATCTTACTCTGAAGGAAAAAAACTTTCCGGGATGAACAGTCCAGAAGATATAGCTAAATATCTGTTAGATCAACCTAATGTTGCTGCTGTAATCGTCAAGTGTGGAGCATTAGGTGCAATTGTTTCAACCAATAATGCTAGTGAATGGATTCCTTTGTTTCCAACCAAGAGAGTGTTCAAGATTGGTTCTGGTGATGTGTTTACTAGCACTTTTGCTTATGAGTGGCTATTACAAGGAACTTGCCCTTTAATAGCTGGCTGGATTGCTTCTAGAGTTACTGCTGAGTATGTTGAGACAGGTTTAGATCGAATATCACTAAGTAGATACATGGACCTAAAATCAGAAGCTTTAAACAAACGCAAACATCATCCAAAGCACGTTAGCCATTCTATCCCTAGTACACAGATTTATCTAGCTGGACCTTTCTTTAATACTGCTGAACAATGGAGAATTGATGAAGCCAAAAGAACTCTCGAAGAAATGGGTTTTACAGTTTTTTCTCCCATTCATGAGGTTGGTGAAGGTGACATGTACGACGTAGCTCAAGCAGATCTGAAGGGGCTTGAAGACTCAGACGTCATCCTTGCGATACTAGACGGATTAGATTGTGGAACTGTTTTCGAAATCGGATATGCAAGAGCCTTAAAGAAACCTGTTGTCGTAATTGCTGAACATGTCGACTCCCGACATTTGACTATGATCTGTGGTTCAGATTGTGATGTAACAGATGATTTTACTGCTGGTATATATAACGCAGGCTGGAAAGTGATGAATAGATATTATGAGTAGTGTTCTTCTTTTATCAGGCGGACTTGATTCTATTGCATTAGCTGCATGGAAAAAACCAGAATATGCATTAACTATAAATTATGGTCAAGTAGCCGCAGAAACAGAGATAAGAGTATCATCTCAAGTAAGTTCGTTACTTGGAATTAAACATACTGTAATTACACTAGACTTATCAAGTTTAGGCTCTGGATTGATGCATATTTCTCGTACTAAATCTTATACTGAGAATTCTGAATTTTGGCCATACAGAAACCAATTTTTGATTACTATCGCCTCAATGTTTGCAATAAAACATGGTTGTGATAATGTTTTAATAGGAACTGTTATTACAGACCAGAGACATATCGATGGTAGCGAGAAGTTTATCGATTATATAAATAAATTAGTATCTTATCAAGAAGGTGCAATCACCGTATCTGCACCAGCTAAATCTTTAAGTACTATTGAATTAATAAGAAAATCTAATATTAATTTTGACATTCTATCTTGGGGCCATTCCTGCCATACAGGTAATCTTGCATGTGGTCAATGTCCTGGATGTATTAAACACTCAGAAGTTATGCGTGAGTTCGGGGTAGAAAGGTAAATTACCAACTACGGGATACAACATCTTTATAACAATCTACTCCTATTTTTCCGAACAATCTCATCTGATCCCATAAAAAGCAATCAAATTTTGATGGTTTAACTCCTACATTATTACAGAATATTAAGAAACGGTTCTCCATATCAAAATAATCCCTTTCTACTCTTTGGGATTTCTCAAATATCCCACATATAACTCCAGCTCTAAAAATATGTATATCTATTATTGCCACATCATCAGAATTAGAATAATTCCTCGTAATCCATCCAGCAGTTTTTGCACCAATTCCTTTTATCTTAAGTAGCTCATCTCTTAATTCCTTACCTGCTAGAAAATCAATATTATTATTACGAAGATGCTTCATTGCCTCAGATAAATAAACTGATTTTTGTTTCGGGTAACGATAGTGCTTGCGTCTCCCATTAATTATCACTGGTGTTTCCAAAACACTTTGCCATACAAAATGGTCGGTTTCTAATTTTTCAATGAGTCCCAGCCTTTTACATTGCTCAAAGGCTGCTGTTGCTAATTCTGCTGTTATCCCAAATCCACCTAAGAGACAAAAAACAATTTCTTCCTTGAGATCGCCATTACAAATATGTTGAGTGTCATCTTTATTAAAGTGAGTTTCCATAAGAAATTGTGACACCCAAAAGGCTGGTGTAAAAAGCTCTGTATAGCACCCCCAATTTATGCCATTTAAAATTTCCTGAGATGGACTTGGTAAACTAATGGAACATTCTTCATCTTCAATCCAGTAAATTATTTCTTGAGTCATTTTCATAATAAAAAATTTGCTTACATATACCCTTCCTACCTGAAGCTGAAGCTGAAGCTGAAGCTGTGTTGGCTACGCTCGCTCACCCCAGTCACATAGTTTGCCTATGCCCATGGGGATTAACTTACTTGCCGCCTACCTACAGATCCAAGTTGTTTGGGTATAGCTAATGATCATCGTTACTCAACATAGTATATCACAGATATCAACACGCATGGATATTTTAATTACAATATAAGACTCATCACCTCTCTTATTAGCATTGAAATTAATTTCATTTGATTACATGAATAAAACCATCAAAAAATTCTTATTTTCGCTTAAAATAAAAAACACTATCTATGACGATATGGTGATTTAAAAATCATTATTTAATAATATTTAACTTCAGAAAACCTCTCTACTACCTTATAAAAGAATAGGTAAAAGCTCATCTGGAACGCCTTGATTCCGTAATTCAACTCGCACATTTGCAGTTTTTTCAACTCTATGGTAATCACATGTTGATGGGATATATACTTGTTCAAAAATTTCGAAAATCCTGTAAGTAATGTTGCACCCTCTAGAACGCAAATATCTAGCAAACTCTTCATCTATTGGACGAAAAAAGTGGTTACACCAGTATGGTAAGCCTCTATCAAAATATGCCATTGCTTCGATATACTTCTCTAAAAAATCATCCATTGGGGTCTCCATATTTTAAATGTCCATTGTATTTATAATACAATAATCTCATTCTCGACTTATTGAATGAACTAATTTTTACACAACGGAATTAAGTACAGCAAGTATGCAGTCTATTGTTTGAGATAAAGGACTTGTTAAAAGTAGAAAGTATTTATTACAAAATCTTAGCCACTTACTCTCAAGATTTTGCTAATTCAACATCTTATCTTGGGTAAATCTTGCCAACGCGTGGTGTACTGCGGGGTCAACATATCACGCCGCATAGCCCATTTCTGAGTAATACCCTGTGCCGCCAAAAAAAGGGTATCATTCCCATACCGACCATTTAGAGTATCGTAAACATGCATCAACGCAGGGTTGTTCGGATTAGGATTGAATAAATCTGGTTGTTCATGTTGCCCATCAACAAGGTCAAGCAAACCCACACCAATCTTATAAAACCGAATATCCTCCTGAAACAATTGCTCAGCCAATAAAGAGGCAATCTGGGTCAATTGCGTCACATCAGATGTCGGATAAGCAAATCTATGAATCGCTCTACGTACAACCGAATACTCGTCAAACGGAGAGCTATTTGCAAAACAGAGCATGACTCGGCAGAGTGATTTTTGTTGACGGGCCTTATAAGAGGCAATATTGGCATGTTTACACAAGGCTTGCTTCAACGACTCAATATCTGTGATTCGCTGCCCTGCACTACGCGTAGAAAAAATTTGTTTCTTATCGGCTCGAGCTACATCCCATCCTTTGCATTTTTGTCCATTCAACTCACGAACGGTACGTTCAACCTCAACGTTAAACTCTTTCCTAATGAGAACGGGAGGATAGTTAGCCAGTTGTAAAGCGGTTTTAATGCCCATTAGCTGTAGGCGCTGTCCAAGTTTACGACCTATGCCCCACACATCAACTGCTCGTAATTGAGATAACACTATTTGACGCTCTTTTTCATTATCAAGTACACAAACACCCTGATAAGCATCCAATTTTTTTGCGGCATGGTTAGCCACTTTCGCGAGTGTTAATGTACTCCCAAAGCCAACACTTACAGGAAGACGGCACTCACGCCATACTGTGCGTCTGAGTTCCATTCCTAATTTTCTAAAACACGAGATAGCAGGATAAACTTGCTCAAAAGATAAAAACGACTCATCAATACTGTATATGTGTTGCTCGGGCGCGAATCTCCCGATCACCTGCATCATCTTTGACGATAAGTCGGCATACAACTCATAGTTTGATGAAAGTGCAATAACGCCTTTTTGCTCACAAAGCGCTTTAACCTGAAAGTAGGGTTTAAACTTCTCAACACCCGCTTCCTTTGCTTGGCGGTTCGCGGCCACAACGCAACCATCATTGTTTGATAACACTATGATGGGCTTTCCTCGCCAATCCGGACGAAAGACTTGTTCAGCACTACAGTAAAACGAGTTAGCATCAACTAAAGCAAACATCACTGATCACTCAATATCTGGTTACTTCGATGGAAACGAATGGAGCTAACCACAACGCCTTCTAAAGAGAAGGTATCAAAATCGTGGATAGCTACAGGTTGCATTTTTTCATTTGCAGAGAGCAATAATCGACGACGAATATCGAGGATCTTACATACAAACTCTCCATTAAAATTCGCAACAATCACATCGTGATTCATAGCTTCAAGATGACGATCAACAATCAGCAAATCGCCATCAAATATCCCCACTCCTTGCATAGAATCGCCGCTCGCTTTACCAATAAAAGTGGCGCTCGGATGCTGGATAAGTAAACCATCAAGATCAATGGAGAGTTGTTTGTATTCAGTTGCAGGACTTTCAAAACCTGTGATGCCCGCACTTGCGTAAATAGGTATGACTTTCATATAACTTTACTGTATTTATATACAGTATTATTTTTATATTGAAATCGCGAAAAAGCAATTTAAAAACGATACTAAGTTACAAATTTCCTATCCTCTCAGCGAGCATTTGAGAGGCGTTTGTCCAAATGTCTGTAATCAATACACTTTCAAATCTAACCTGCTACATCTGTTCAATCATGGCCTCCACGGTTTGCAGCATCTGGCTTTGCATTTGACTCATTTCGAGATTGAGGTTATCGATTTCTTGCAAAATCCGCTTGGTTTCGGCTTGGGTTTTGGCATTGTCGTAGCGCTGGCTATCGGTTAAACCTTCTTCGCGCTGCGCCTTGGCCATGATGTTCTTTGCTTCGCTTTCCAGTTTGAGGACCTTGGCCTCCATTTCCCGCATCTGCAACTCAAGCTGCTTTTGCTGAAGCTGTTGCTCCTGCTGCTTTTGCGCGGCTAATTCGGCCTGCTCTTCCTCTGTCATATCCTCCGGCTCTTTTTCAATATTCAGCGCCGCTCGGACACGTTCCATAAACTCTTGCTTATTCGGCACATCGGTAAGCTCAAGCACTAAATCAATCACGGTGATTTGCACCTCTGGCGGCAACTGCGCGGTGATCATCATCATTCGCTCTGCCAACTGCGATTTGTAAGCAGCGGTTTGCTGAATGGGAGCGAGCGCAATATGAGCGCGTAAGCGGGTCAAATCATTGGTCAGTAACCCTTGTTCATCAACATGGTTCATTACCACGGTTTTGCGTTTTTGCTTGTCATTGCGGTTGATAACAATCGCTTTATTGTGCTGCTCACGCATATCCTCCAGGATGTATCCCAGTAACAGTTCACCCAATAGCTGCGATCCAAAGTTGTAGTTATCGTTGATTTCGGCAAGCGTTGTCGCTCCTTGCTCCACCAGATTGGCAATCGCAATCCCACTGGTCGCGTTGGATTCTTGCCCCAAGAAGGCTCCATAAACGCCCATGGTATCTTGGATAAGCTTCATCGAATCCTGCATCACATTAAATTGCTGCGCGGCGATATTGAAATCTTGTTGAACCTGAAACACTTCGCTGATGGATTTTTGGTTTTTCCGCTGTGGGTTGAGCTTAATCAGGCCATCGGGTCGTTCAACCTCTTCTAAAATCTGTTGTTGGCTCATATTGGTGGCATCTTCATCCATTAAGACTCGTTTGGCCTGCAGTAACCACGTCAATTTAATGCGCCTAAAGTTGACTTCATCTTGCGCAGGAATGGCTCGAGCAATCAGACCATAGGGCTCACCACTGGCGTCTTTGCGAAATCCCCAGAACGGCACGATGGGAAACTGGCCATTAGGCGCGGCACAGTCACGGCTCAATAAGTGATACATCCCGGCGTACCACTCTTCTTTAATCCGGCTGACTTGAGCCTGCCGCAGTGTGGCTCTCTCCATCGCCAGTGCCATCGCATGAGTCAGATCGTTCGGGTCAAACTCCATCACTCGTCCATCTTGGGTTTCAAGCACGGCTTTGCGTTCTATATGACGCACATACACAATCTGCAAACGAATACGCTCACGGTTATGGGATAAGTACTCCGAATGATCCCGTGACCAGTGATTAAATGCCTCATGCGCACTGGTCAACAGTGGGTCGAGCCCTTCGAGGTTTTCAACATCAACAAATCCACGCCAATCCTTTTTCGCGTATTCCAGTACCTTCGCTTTATGGGGAACCAAAGTCGCGAGCTCATCAATATCGATCCAGCGCATACGCATCACCCAGCGACAATCGCTCCAGTCGGGTTCAGTGGAGAACCAGTCCCAAAACACTTCATCACGAGGGATAAGCTTGATTTTGTATTTAGGCCCGAACGGGTTCGGATTTCGATATGCCTCAACAAAACCCACGCCCGCTTTGATTTGTGACCCATACGCCTCTGAGCGTGCTTTATCGAGCCGACCTAGCCGAGCCGCATCTGCAAACTCGGCATTCACGGCTTCCGCCATCAGTTCCATTTGTTCATCGGGATCATCTGCGCACACCAAAAGGTCGGTGCGTGTTTTGGCTTCCATCCCGAGGACACCATCAATGGTCGGCGCAATCAGGTTATGGATTGTGGTGGGCTGGCCACGCTGTTTAAGCTTATCTTTGACTCTCGGATCAAGCTGATCGCCATCGTAGTACGCGGTGGCAACTTTGGCACCGCTGCGCCAGTCAGGTTGTCCATCAATATCGGAGAGAATACGCAGCATAAAAGTATCGAGTTTTGCGTGTTGCATCATTTGGTCTGCCAATGATTGTTAGAAGGATCGCGTTTGAGGTCTTCTGACTTCACACGCTTTGGCATACGTGCACGGGCTTCTTGGGCGAGCATATGACTCATCACTTGGTCATCAAAACACCCTTCCTGAGCGTTCATCGCTCCCTTTTTGTCGTACACATAGCTGTGGTATTCCGAAATAGTCCCCATCCAACGAATGCCAGAGACGCCGTTTTGAAAGAGCGTCTTCATGCCTTCCGTGAGGATAGGTTTGGATTGTTTGGTGGTTAACCAGCCGAGCTTGACCGTCTCATCATCGTTGTCGCGATCTAGGTATTGCTCTGAATAGATGTAAGGTGTGGGGTAGATTTCTCGAAGCTTTTGAATAAAGGCATGGCCGTGGTTATTGCGCTCAGGCATCACGTAAGCGTTGCCGTATAAAATCGCGATATGTTTAACCAGATAAGCCAATAACTCAGCATCGATATAGCCGAACCAGTGGGCCACTTGCTCACCATCGGATTTTTTCACAACATCGATACTACTGCGGTCGCCATGCTCTAGCCCTTCGGCAATATCCACACCCAGTGCATACTCTTCATCCTCATCGAACATTTCCCACATCAGCAAAAGGTTCATCGCATTACGCTGCATGCGAAGCGGATCGTGACTCTCTATCGAGTGCACCCGAGTTAGGTTTCCCGTCATAGGTTCAAGGTCATAGACCAAGAAGGGGGCAAGAACATCCGCTTCCGCGGCCATAATATGGACAGGATTAAACACCCGACGCCCTGAGGTTAAAAACGCCTCCAGCGGTGTGGACGGGAATTCCTGTTTCATCTCCTCGCCCTGCATGGCTTCTTTTTCGAGATACCACTGCTTTTGCTCATCATCGAGCTGGCAGCCCATCGATTTTTCGACTCCGGTAAAGTACTCAGCCATCACTTTCGGCACTACGAGCCCATTCATCGGCACTTTTGAGCGGTATTTCGGATCTTGCCACCATGCGAAAAAATGAAACTGATAATCCTCGCGGCTCAGCTCTACCCCACTTTTGGCTTGCTCCATAGCGCGCATGCACATGGTATAGAAATCGCCTCCGACACCTTCTGCCGTCGACTCAATAAAACAGATCGCATTCTGGTGAATCGCGTTAAGCGTACCGGTTTTCACCTCTTTGGCTTTGTGTGGGTACTTCGCACAAATTTTGCCATGCTCAGAAATATGCAAGCGCTGCACAGTACCGGAGCGAAAGGAGGTGGCGACTTGAATACTTGAGCCGTTCTTAAACACCATGCGCCCACCGTTGGCTCCACTCTTACGCTCTTCGGTTGGGATTGCCGCCTTGAGCCATGCCGGAAGGTTGTCATAAGGCACTTCCACTTTGGTTCTGAAAATCTCCCCCGCAGCTTGTTTGTCCTGCGCGACGATGCCGCACTTAAGCCGTTTATTGAATAGCGCTTCATCGAGTAGGTAGATATCAATGGCGGTCGAAAAACCAAGCTGGCGCGCTTTTAGGATAATGTTGCGATGGCCCATCATCTTAAACAGCAATGCTTGGGCAGGGCGAAGCTTGAACGTCACCAGCTCGCCATCTTCATTCTCTATCTTGTAAAGATGATTGAGCCGCCACCACTTATTGCTCAGCCGAGAAAAAAGAAAAGCGCGATCCTGCGCGCTTATCTTCTCTTGAGGGACGGAACCAAGGTTAATCATTCAGAACAAACCCGTCCGATCCCATCTCTTGAATTTCTTGCACAATGTCGGCAATTGCAGTTCCAAGCCCAGCAGACTCTTGTGCAATCCGCTCAGCTTCCAATTCTGTTTTCTTTACCTGTGCTTTGGTTCGTAGTAGAGATTCCACGCGCGCCATGTTTCTATCAACAATGTTGTCGGTGCTGACGTAGAGCTCATACAGTTTGACGCGTTCAGCCAGCGCCAAGCCCTCCTTGCCAAGCTCTGCTCCAATCTTCTGGTAGGTTTCCATGGCTTTCAGCACCCGCGCCCGACAAAACACAATCTCGTGGTCAATGTCCGAGTTCGCTGCATCAAAAATGGCATCTGGATCATTTAAGCGCTGTGCATAGCCATTGTGTTTGGTTGAGCACTGGTTGCCATGAATAAACCGCCCACTTTCATCGCGTTGATGAGTCGTATCTAGATGCAAAACACGCTGTAAAAATTGCGCATGGGTCGGTTTCGGTGAGTATTGATCAGTCACGTGATCAGTGAACTGATCACTTTCACTGATCACTGGCGTATTTTTATCCTTACCTTTTGATTTAAAAACCTTTTCTCCCCTACCCTCTCCTAACTGATCACATTGAGCGAGCCGTTCCACATCGGGCGAAGAAGTGATAGCACGTGGGGATTGAACGTTTTTGGCTGGGTTTTCGCTGTTTTCGAGTGGCGAATTCAACACCTGCAGATATCGACGCGCCGTGTTGTAATTGATTTGGTTTTGATCGCACCACGCTTTGATTGTGATGCCTGTTTGTTCAAACGCGAGTTTGTACTCTTGTTGCAGCGCTTTCCAATCTCGTTTTGCCATCATTAAGGCTCCGAATTGCGAGCAATAAAAAAGGCCGCATCAAAAGATGCAGCCTCGCTATTGTTGGAAAATCTACCGCAATTACCTTGTCATATCAATGAGCGACTCGAGTTTACTCAATCTTCAAACTCAGCAGATAAGCGCTTTTCAAGCGTCGAAAGTGCCTCGGCTTCATGTCGATACAATTGCGTTCTCCACTCTTGCAGTAGGCGAACAATCGCAGACCAATGACGAATGATAAGTTCTTTGTGAGTCGGCAAAGCTGCACCGAAAAATGAGGCTTTCCAATCCGCTTCCGTCGTTCGAAACTCACCTACACCATCACAACTCTCACAAGGTCGCTGCGTTTTGGGAATAACGCCTGTTGCTTTGCAACGCGGACATTTTGCTGATTCTGCGGCCTTTTTCTGCGCGTAATCGGCCAGTAGCTGTTTATGCGCGTCAATACGCGTTTGGTGTGACGCAATGTTGGCCTGCAAACGACTGCTCTCAAATGGATTGGTTTTGATCTCAATTGCTCGCTCCATCGAGCGCATGGCTTTACTAAGTGCTTCAATCGATTTCTGGGTCTTCGCTGCGTAGGCGCTGTACCGACGCCAAACCGAAGCCAAACGAGCTTGTTGACTGTCTATCGGAACATTCAACACATCCGCCATGACCAGATAATGCAAATGTTTAAGCTCATTCGAAGTCAAACTGATCTCTAAGCGATGAACCTCAAGTGATCCAAGAAAATCCCTCAATACCACCAACGAATAAGCACAATGCAAGTATTTGGCATTAAGGATTGCCATACCGATAGGATTATCGCGCTGCGCTAAGCCCATCGCACCGAGAAGCTGCTCTTTGGTCGGTCCATTTTTACTGACAGACTCTTCCCATTTCATGGTTCTTGCGGCGCTTAATAGTGTTAAAAGCTCAAGCTTTTTACTCACTGTCGTGACTCCTTACTCTGAGAATATGGTCTAAAAATGGCAAAACGGTATGGGCTCATTACATCAAGACTCATCCGCTCGCACCGAAAGCTCTCGAAGCCAACTTTCTCGTTGAGCCATCATGGCCTTGATTTTGCGCTCAGCAGATTGCGCAGCCTGCTCTGATACCGCGGACTTTCGCTGTTTAAATGAAATCAGCGCGACGTTCTCGTTATTAATATCGATTTCAATTTGCTGGATCTTTCGCTTCAACAACTGCGCATCATCAATGGGTTTCGCCGCAGCTTGAGACACCGCGACAATTCGCCCCTTGTCTTGCTCTTTGCAAAGCCAAGCGTGGATAAATCGCTGGATCCCTTGCGCGGTTTTCTGGCGTGTTGGGTTTGCCTGACACCAACCGATCATGTTGCGAAGCTGTTGGCGAATATCAACGGCAGGATAGAGCGAGCGCCATTCCACCAACTGAGATTGGGTCACCGGATACGAAACATTTTTACCTTTGAGTGGGATCTCAAACACAACCGGATCCAAAATAGAATCAGTTTGAGCACTGAAAAGCGGCACATCACCTTCTGGTGGATCTAATAATGGATCTATTGATGGTTTATAGCCGAAATCCGACCTACCCCCAGCCGAAATCTGACCTACCCCCTCGGGTAAATTCGTCTGTTCGTATTTCGAATGTTCGAGTTTTGAATGGACGAAATCCGTCTGTTCGAAATCCGACTGTTCATCAGCAGTAGATTTCAATCGTTTCACTGGCAGTTGATACTGGTTATTGGAACGCACTAATCGACCTGAATCGGCTTTCTTGAACTGGTTTCGTTTCACAATCCAGCCCCCCGCTTCCAACTTCTTCAAGGTTGCTTTGACTGTAGTTGGAGAGACACCACTTTTACGGGCGATGGTTTCAATCGAAGGCCAGCACAAGCCAGCATCATCAGCATGGTCCGCCAGACAAAGCATAATGAGTTTGTCAGAGCCTTTGAAAAGAGAAATATCCCATACGTAGCTCATTACCTTAACGGACATCGTATTACCTCAATGATCAATCTATCTAAAGCCACTGGCCGTCTACGAATAGTTCCCCATGGCCAATAGAAAGCCCGTTCCCTCGCAATCAGAAAGTGATGAAGTAAGCTTGCCACCAACCAGATCCACTCACCGAGCATTCGGTACGGAAAACATGGCATCCTCTTTCTAACCACGGACCAATCCCTCATAGACAGCTTTGACATACAGACGCTTAGCTTCATAAAGGTCAGCCATTTCGTCGTAGGTAATCTCAGTTTGCTGGCCTTTCTCAACCTTGAACAGACGCCATTGAAGATTCTCAATCCGAGCTCTTAATGCTATTCTTCCCATCACTGCTTCTCCGAAGTGGTATGTGAAATTTCCTCGCAAGACTTTTCACTCGGCTTTAAACCGTTGCCGCGGTTTAAAGCCAACTCTCTTTCCTCATCCAATACCCGAAGGTAATGCTCACACTTATCCTTCAATCGCTGAATTTGATCCCTCTCGAAAGTTAATGTCTCCTGCCCCTGCGATAACGCTACGTGACAGGTATTCACCGTGATACAGGCAAGCTGCTCCACCGTGGTCCAAAATGAGTTTGTTCTCATGCTCTGCACCTCTAGATTTACTGTTTGCTTGATAGACCAACGACTAACCACACTTTGTTTCCTGCCGCGTCTCAAAAGCTGGCTCAGGAAAAACATCATCGAATGAACAACTTGCCCCTAGTTCATTCAAAGCTTTAACAATTTTCCATGCCATCTCGTAGCTAGGCTTACGATTACCATTGGCATAGTGATTTACGGCCCCTTGGGAAATACCGATACTTTTCGCAAGCAATCCCTGTGACTTGCCAATGTTTTTAAGAATCTGCTTGATATTGGTCATGTAAACATTTTGCCTCCATAGGAACATGCATAAAGATTACGAAATGGAATTTACAAAAACAAGATAAATTACATTTTGGATGTTTTAAGTGTGATTACATTAAGTAATAATCATCGTTATGAAGATGGATTGGAAAGATCTGGTTAAGGCCAGAATGAAAGATAACGGCATCACTCAAGCCGTGCTTGCAGAGCGTTTGGACAAATCCCAAAGCGCGATTGCTCATTGGCTGGGTGGAAATCGTAAGCCGAGTATCGAAGAGATAGCCGCTATGATGAAAATCGTAGGGTTAGACCACGTCACTCTAAATTCTGATGGATTAGTGGAGTATCCCGATGAAGCATGGGCGAATATTTCACGTCCCCAAATACAACCTTCGTACCAGAAGTCTTTCCCCGTTTTAAGTTCAGTACAAGCAGGAATGTGGTCAGAAGCAATTGAGCCTTATACCGCCGAGGAAATTAATGAGTGGTACGAAACCACTGAACGAACAAGTGAACGCTGCTTTTGGTTGAGAGTTGAAGGTGACTCTATGACATCTGGCGTAGGAGTCAGTTTTCCTGAAGGCACTCTTGTTCTGGTGGATACGGAGCGAGATCATCAGAATGGTTCTCTGGTTGTGGCCAAGCTGACTGATGTGAATGAAGCAACATTCAAAAAACTAGTTATTGATGCTGGTCAGAAGTACTTAAAACCGCTCAACCCCTCCTATAACGCCATCGCCGTTAATGGTAACTGTAAAATTATCGGTGTTGTTATTGATGCAAAGTTAAAACTCTTTTAACAACCTCCCACTAGATACGAACCGCCAAGCAAGGCGGTTTTTTATTGTCCAAATTGTAACAATCAGACATCCCTTATCTTGTAAGAAACCAGAAAAACTCCAATTTGTAATTTACAATAAAATTCCAATATGTAATATTAAATACTAATGCGAGACTAATGACGCATATCAAGGGCAACTATTGCTCATAGTCCAAAATTACAATGCGAGGAGATATCCATGGCGGCAACCATTGATACCCAATACGGAACAGTAACCACTTCACCACCTTACTTTAGCCAACGATTACATCGTTCAGTAATCGCGCTAACGCTTTATCCCACTGACGATAGCTGGGGGTTAAGCCGAGAATGCCCTGCAGAAATCACGATTACACCATTATTTCTCAACATGTTTGCCAATGATGCCGCTCCACTCGCTAAAAAGCTTGGCGCGATGCACTCCATCAAAAAGGTTGGTGAACAAGATGGCATCGAAAGGTAGGCAATATGAGTCAATCACAAATTTCCATCATCACTCTTAAAAAAGCAGCCGAGGTCATAGGCCTCAGTGCAAAGACGTTAAGAGAGAAAGCTCTCGATGGGTTTTATCCATCAACGGTCATGAAAAAAATTCGTGGTACTTGGATGATTGATATTGAGGAGTGGAATAAATGGCATCGAACCAAATAACGGATAATCTTCCATCAGGCATTGAAGTACATGGCAACAGCTTAAGGATCGTCTTTTACTATAACGGCAAAAGATATAGAGAATCCTTAGGTCTAACACCAAACAAACAAAACATAAACTTTGCTAGACAGAAAAGAGAAGCCATTCTCTATGAAATGAAAATCGGGACTTTTAACTACTCCGCGCATTTTCCAGAGTCGAAACACGCATCTGGTGTCCCTCAAGCAAAGAACTTACTACAACTCACGAAGCAATTCCTTGCCTCTAAAGATCACGATATCCGCCGATCTACGTTGCAAAGATATGATTGGGTGTTAAGAGATTTTATTGAAATATATGGAAAAACCAGAAGTAGCGACACTCTTTCACCACGGACTTTGACGGAGTTTCGCCAAGAGCTCGTTAAAGGAAAAACGGGTCGCACCATTAATCGAAATCTGGTGACAATCAACGCCTTCCTTGCTTGGCTCTATAAAATGGAATACGTCAGTCGCGATTTATCCAAGGTTTTGCAAAGAGTGAAAGAAAGCGAAGTCGATATTCAGCCCTTTTCGATGGCGGAGATCGACAGCATTTTGAAACACTGCCACCAACTGCAGCACCGCAATATCGTGACCTTGCTTGTCTATAGTGGCATACGCAGTGGTGAGCTTTGTGCACTCGCGTGGGAGGATGTGGATTTTGAGAATAAAACGATCCATATTCGCCGTTCAACTTATGATATGCGCGGATTAAAAACCACCAAAACAGACAAAGAGCGGTTTGTTGACTTACTGCCACCCGCTTTAGATGCTTTAAAAGCTCAACAATATTTAACCTACTCGTTCGAACCTAAAGAGTACGATGTCGAATTACCCGGTCAGGCCTACAGAAAAGAGTCTCTGCGTTTTGTGTTCAATCCCAAAGTCGTTCGGGAGCAGAAGATCAGTGGATATGACTATTACGGTAAACGTGCACTAGGCCGAATGTGGACGGCACTGTGTAAAAAAGGGGGCGTCAGTTACCGTAATCAGTATCAACTTCGACATACCTACGCCAGTTGGATGATCACTCACGCTAACGTCAACGTGAGTTACTTGGCACAACAAATGGGTCACGCAGATATCACCATGGTCGCAAGGGTCTACGGTAAATGGCTGGTTGAGTCGAACAAGAAAGAGTCTGAACGCGTTTGGCAAGAGCTAGAAAAAGTGAGGAATCAATAACCGCCGAAAGGCGGTTATTGATCGCATCTAAAGCTATATTGAGACTACTCATCATCGTACAACTAGGTATTACAACAAACTTTTGCCCCATTATGAGTTACACCTAAAGTTTAAACACTGATGTTCAGGTAACTTTGATATATACAAAAGTAATGAAGTGCAAGAAGCAAGGCCTGTCCCCATACTTACCTTTACTGGGCGTAGTAATGTTATATGAGCAAGAACAACTGAGCAAAGATCAGTGAGTAAATTTTTCGACTTCTTGGGATGAAAGGACGCTGCCAAGTAAGAACGTCTGATCTTGTTTGGCAATAGTGTCTTGTTCGTCTTTGATACTTGGGTTCACTTTAGATTCAAGCGCGAAGGAAGAACGATCGAATTTCCGTTCGGAGAATTTCATGGATGCAAAGCGGTTCTCTGCCAAGCCATTTACGGCTAGCAAATCGAATAAAACCATACCCTCGAACTGTAAGTTATCGAGTTCTACGGTTAGATGCTTTAACTGACGCAAAGGGTGAAAGTCTGCGGTAGCAGTAACCACAGCGATTTCACCTATAATGCGTATCTTCTTGATCATAATTGTCACGTTCTAGCGGTATATAAATTATCAATGGCATTATAAGCATCGTTTGAAAGACTAATAGCCATCTCCAAATTTGATATTAAACGGCTACCCCCATCGAACTCCTCCATATGGAATAAGGTATGCCGATGTTTCCTATAAAAGCTATAGCCGACATTGAAGGCTCTTTCCATTGCAGCATTACCGATTTGGTCGCTGAAAGCTGGCTTGATTGTACACTGTCCACTTTTTGTGTCGACGTTAAAAAAATCACCAAAACCATGTTCAGCGTCAGCGACAGACATACCATAGCTGTCAAGACGTAGCTTCAACACTCCTTCTAACGCCCTGAGATCTGGGTATAGTAGAAGGCAATAATCGGGGAGTTGAGGCGATGCAAGTTTTACACAGCAACTCGAAATCAACAACTTTTTTACCTGTGCAGGCAATTGTTCGTAACTATTCACAAAAAATCGCTTTAGGTGATCTTCTGCCATTTCAGTTCGAACTATCTCTGCACTATTATCGTCCTTTTTGTAGAGAACTTGAGCAAGCGCTTTAAGATCTAACAGATCGGTAAGCATGAAAATCACTCGACGATAGCAAGATAGGGGCTTGCCCTGTATTTGCATATTTCTTGTGCTTCTATGGCTCGTCAATTTAAGTTGGTCTTGGTGCACAATGCTTTTAAGCGTGATTTGCTTGCACACAGGCTCATCACGATTGATTTCTATTTCAAACTCACCCGAATTATTGATACAAGCAATGACTGCATCGAAATCTTCTGCCCTGATTCCATCAATAGACAGATTTACAGATTCAAATTCTGCTGGATTGATAGTTGCTTTCAAGTAATCAGCAAAATGTTCACCTAGTTCCTGATTACTGCCAATTTTGTGGTTAATGGTTGTCGTACCATCTTGGTTCAGGTAAAGGTCTACCATAGCGAACTTCGATCCAGTAGAACCGAATTTATAACGCTTTGCTTTCCCGACTACTGATGGCTCACCGTCTTGTACCATATTGTTGCATTCTAAAAACTTGGTAACGTGAGCATCAATTGCATCTCTATCGAGATTTAGATTTTTGTAGTCGGACATTAATCATTCCCTGTGAGCTTAGCTAAACTGAAAAGTAAGCATATTATATGAAAGCGGCACAATAGTAAAAAACAGACACCTTGCAGCTACGGAGTTAATATGCTGACTACCATGACTTGAATCAGGGAACTGATTATGAGTCGCAAGTTAAGAATAATGAACAGACTTAGTTTTTCGACTTCATTTGCCATACTTCATATAATGCACATAGTCAGAGTACTTTGTAGGTCGTAACTCAGAAATGTCCATCAACATGTCAGCAGCTCTTGGCTGACACTATTCCTGCACTGCCAACACGTTTGTGCCCCACTTTCTTAGTCTGCTCTTTACTCTTTTCTTGATGCTTTTAATTTAACTAACTTTTTCCTAGTCTTAGCTGATATGCGTTTTCTTTCAAAACTTGATTCCTCAGTTCATTCTCAACATCGTCATGACATTACCCAATGAGAAGATAGCTGCGATGTTGGTGACTTGATGCTATTTACCTTCCGTAACACTAAATAGTTCGGGGTAGAATTAATCGCTTGTGAATATAAAAGTAATTGATTTGACGTTTTATTCTCTAATCAGGACATATGATATTATGAGTGTGTAATATCATATCCCAATCCGAGGTCGTATGAATGATCTAAGAATGGTGGCTGGAGAGATTTCGGCTACAAAACACGTCGTATTTGTCCATGATCTAGGTGGCGATACTGAAACTACTTGGCAGCCTAGTAACCAAGAGAAAGTTTTTTGGCCAACGTGGCTGTGTGAAGAGCTAGTAGATGTATGTATTTTTTTGGTTGGTTATGAAGATCCCAAGCTTTCCGTTCTAAACACAGTAATGGGCTTGATGAATAGAGCGCAGAATGTGTGTAACATTTTGTTTAGAGAATTTAAAAGCATCGAGGGTGACTTTTTTGATTGATCGTCTGAAAATCTGGGTGAGCTCCAAGTCTTGGTTTTGGAAGTTTCGAACATGGTTAGGAAAAATTGCTTTTGCAATCGAACACGGCGCGTACAAGAGAAGTGCCTCAGTATCAAAAGCAAAGGAAAACACTCACATTCTAGGCTCTTTCACATGGATTGGTGTGAAAAGCTTATTTTGGGTCATTTTGGTTGTTGCTACCTTAATTTTCGTTGAGGATTACGTCAGAAACAACCTGTCCTGGCTCTCACCACCTAGTGCAGAAGACAAAAAGTTCAATATCGATCAGCTCAGACTCTATGCCCAACTGCTCACTGCAATATTCTCGATCTACTTCGCTACAATTGGAATTATACTGAGTGCTAGTTACACCAGACTTCGCAGGGATATCATCCAAATGCTCACCAACGAACAGGTGGGTAGCGTGTATTCTCGAGTTTTGGTGCTTTCAGCGATGTTCTGTTTAACAGCAACGGCCGTGCCTATGTTTGGGCATGACCCCGGCTTGTTCGTTTATGTCATCGGTACCGTTTTGACTTTGTTAAGTGCTTTGGCCTTGTTTCCTTTGGGCCAGAGGCTATTCAATTTTTTTGATCTCAACTTGTTGGTTCGCAGCGAGATACTCCCATACATTGCAAGTCACATAGAAGGTGCTGCAAACCGCAAGAATTCAGTTTCATTGGCTAACCATCATTCGAAGGCTGCGCGACAGGCTCTAGAGCAGCTATCTTACATTGATGATCGTGTGAAGGCTGACAAAGAGGGTTTGAGAGATAATTTGCCTGCATTGACCGATGACTATACGGCTTTGCTTCTGCACTATCTACGACGGAAACATACAATAGATCAAGACAGCTATTGGTTTCCAAGACGATACTCACACAAGCAATGGTTTTTTGCGGGAGACAGCGCAACCTCTATGGCGCTGCAAATGAGTAGTCAACAGCCGCTGATTGTGGAAAAAACTGATCACCAATGGCTGGAAAACGAAATCGCCACCAGATTGTCAGGCCATATTAAGCTTGCATTCCAAGTCGGTGACTTCGAGCTGGCATTGAATCTAATCGGTCGCTTCTCGAACCGTATTTCTGCTTATGCAGCACAGTTTCAGTTCGAAACTGGTGTACAAGAGCTCAAAAGGTTCAAAGAAATAATTGAACAGGCTTTCACCTCATCGAATATGGTTGATGATAATAAAGTGGCGAAGATAAAGATTAGGATAGCAGACACATGGGCCGCGTTAGTAAGTAACCTCTGCTTAGAGACACTACGTCGAATGATGACCTTTGATAAAGAGTTGATACAATTCTTTGAGACAGACGAATGGAGTGAACAATCTCTGCGCCATCTACCTGCTTTTATGCAGGTAGAGCTCGCCTTCATCGTCGACCAAATTGAGTTTGAACATGAGATTGAAGGGCGGCGCCTATCCAAGCCCAAATACGTCCAACAGTTGGCAGTTCAAAAGCTGTTATTACACTACTTAAAAATCTTACCCGCGATATGCGACATCCACCAGGATTTGATTCCGGATTTTGTGGAATCATTAACAAAATTTAAAATGTCAGAGGCTGCTGCGCAGGTTACCCTAGCCAGCTTACATAGTCATTGGAAACTGCCACGCTGGTTTGATGAATTATCAGAACTCTTGGGCAGGTATCATGAGTATGAACACTACACTGAAGATCACTACAAACTGCCTGAGATAAACACTGTAGATATGATTCAGCAGCTTGCTTCCGCGCGAGATGATGCAATTACCCGGCTCGGCAGTGGAGTAATGGTTGAACATATCTTCGAACCAAAACACAACGATGAATTGCCGGATCATTTTGGACAGATCTACTTCGAATTGGCCGAAGCATGTATAAGTGCTCTTGAACAAAACGATGAAAGTAAGTTGGGTAAAGTTCTACCTATGTTCATGTGTCTTGCGTTTCTGGCGGCAGATTCAAATTTCGTGGACCCATCATTGGATGTAAATAACGAGTTCCGACTTCATCTTATTTCAACCGTGATCAATGATCTGGCGTCAGTCTTAGGCTTTGCCATCCTCTACGGCGCATACTTTAATAATGAGAATTTGTCAGAAATAGCTCTTGCCAAATTCAATACTTGGATTGATCGCGTTACTGACAAGCAGCAGTACTTAAAAAGAATGGTGCTCCTTTCAAACCCACACAGCTTTAGTATGAGTGCGTCGCCACGTGGAATGATCCGCATTAACTGGAAAATATCGTTTGAACATCGCACGAGACAAGATGGTTTCGGAGACCAGATGGGTATGGTTCGAGGGAGAAAACACCCAAATATAATTGTTCGGGCGTTCCTAAGGTCTCATTCAGATGCGTCTCATCTGTTCTTTGCAAAACACATTGTTCCGCAACTCGATCCACTCGACTTCAAGATTGACTATCACATCTCCAGTATTTCTCGAAGGTTGCTTGAGGAAAGTGAAGAGGTTACGCATGAAGATATTTAG